ACTGGCTCTATCTCTTTGATACTGATTGTTGTCATACTCAGTTTGGAGTAATGCTTTCTCAGCACTGACTTCTGACCATGTATAAGGCTTAGTATCAGAGAAGATAGCAGTACCATTAGCATCTGCACCAGAAACATAATCAACATTACTGTTGTATTCTGCTTCATTAGTTGGCTCACCTCTGACAACAAACTCATGATTGTTATCATTCTTTTTGTTGAGAGATTGTATTGCTGTTGCTATGTCTGTCATTGTTTTCTCCTTTATAATATTTCCATTACAACAAATTCATTATTTCCAGATTGATGTGCATCATCTTTTCCTAAGAAAAAAGAAGAACCACTGATTGACCTTGCCATAATTTTGTAAGTTATTTGGCTAGTTGTGTTATGTGAAGTGTCTGTTATTACTCCAGAAAAACCACCCCATAAATGACCATTGTGGTCGCTAAAATGATTAGTTGCACTAAAACCACCACCCGCTAAATTTGTGCTATCTCTATAAATAGTTACATTGTAATTGTGATTTGAACCACCAGATTGAATATACCCTGTAGCAAAACTATAAGATATATACATTTTAGAAGAACTATTATTAGGTGTGATATTGATACTTGCTATTTGTGTATAAGATGTACTTGTTGTAGCTGTATCACTTACACCAGTTCTTTGAATTTGCAAAACTTTCCCTGTATCAATACCACTAGGCAAAGCACTAACAGCAGAGATTGATTGATTGTTTAATTTAATAAGTGCCATTATGCTAGTACCTCCATAGCTGTAATTACAGAATCAGCGACATCTGGAAATCCACCTTGATTACCTGGTCTATTTAAATACATAGTTCCAGCATTAGTTCTTGCTCTTAAACTGTATTGTACCTGACTCGTTGTTGATGGACTATCAAGCCAATTAAAAACTATATTAAAAAAACGATAATTAGCTTGAGTGTCATTTGCTATTCTAATTACAGTATCTCCAATAATAGTAGTGCTATCTCTTTGAACATCAAAATAAACATTTGCTGTTGCTGTGTCACTTCCAACATAACCATTAACAAATAATAAAATTTTACTACTTGTTGATGAGGGTGTAATATTTACATCTAGTCCTAAATCAGCATATGAATTTGTATTGTGGCTAACAGTAGAAGAAAGGATAGATTGTTGCACTTGACCAATCTTCCCTAAAGCTAATCCACTATCTAACTTAGCAGAGGTAACTGCACCATCATTAATTTTTGCTGTGGTTACAGCATCATCAACTATATTAGAAGTATTGACTGTGCCAGATCCTACTGTCGTTAAGGTGATTGCTCTCTCTGCAAGAATAAAATCTATAACATCTGAAGAAGTTAAAGCTGAGTCAAATACTATTGTGCTACCTGATACTGTGTAGCTTGACTGAGGTTTCTGGATCACACCATTTAAACTGACTGTTAAACTCTCTGCACTACTAGGTACATACGCAACACTATTTAATAATAGGTTATATGTAGCTGTAGCACTTGCTGTAATATTATCTAAGACTACTCTGTCTGATAAGTTTGATATATCTCTACCTATGTATGCCATTATGCCTCTGGTCTTTCTGGAAATTCTACAGCTTCAACATCTTCTACTGTCGATAATCCGTTAGTAATATCTCTTAATGCTTGTCTGTATGTTGTCATTTCTGTACTCATGGTTTGGTCAGACAATGCTAAGTAATCTGTTTGTGTTAGTAGTGAGTTTCTTTGTTCTCTAAGGGAAGTCATCTTTCTATCAAATGCACCTTCATTCCATTGTTGTTCTTCTAAATCTCTTGCTGTTTCTTCTTCTGAAGTAAGTTGAACACGAACTCCATCTACTAATTTATATCTAGGCATTATTTTTTAACTCCATAAATCAAAAATGTTCCACCAGAAATACTTCCACTACCAGCTTTTATTGTCATGCCACTTATCGCTGTTGTATTATTAATAGGATAAATTCCATAGGTCATGCGATAATTTCCGTTGTAGTCCATAAAACCACCTATAGAAGAAATAAATTTTTTATTAGAAGAATTAGCATTGTGAACAGTTAATTCATAATTTCCACTTTCTCCAGAAGCATTTCCCATAGAGTCTGCATGACCTAAAACAATATCTCCAGCACTTACATTAGTTACTCTTGAAATATAACTATTATTACCATCTCCTGTTCCTGAACAAGCAATAACTCTACCATATTGGCTTGTACCATTAAAAGATGAACCATTATCATAACTTACTCTTATTTCTAAATTTGCATTATCAGAAGTTAATCTACCATCATTAATAAAAATTTTGTATGTATCGTAAGTAGTTGAAAAAACACTATTAGTATAATCAACACTACTTACATCAGAAGATACTGTTGTAGAAGAAAGTAACATCATATCAGATGCACCACTCACAGTACCAGTAAACGCATAGGTATCTGCAAGGTTCATACTCTCTGCTTGTATTTTAGTTATAGCCATTAGATCCCAAATGCCTCCTTAATTTCATCTACTGTTAATCCTAAGTCTTGGAGTTTTTGTTTAGCAGATGCTCTCTTTGTTTCTTTATCAGTAATTGATTGGTCATAGTCAGCTTGTAACTGTGCTAGTCCATCAGTACATTCTTGTTCTGTTGGTTTTGTTTTTGAGTTGTCGTGAATGATTAGGTTTGAGTAAACTTTGTTTTTTGCATCACTCCACCCAAACCATTGTCCTGTGTGTAAAGATACTAAATAATCTTCAATGTGTATTGGTCTTTCCATTATGTATCTCCTAATCTAATAAATGTAAAATAAGTTTTATTTGCATTTGTATCACCCGAAATAGATATCGTTTCAGGTGTAGTATATGCAAATCTTACTTTTACATTTGCTGTATCAGTCACATCAACTAAGGTATCAATTAAAGTAGATTGTTCTGGGTAGTTACTCATAGTTCCTGTCATTGATGTTGAGCCAAATGCACGATTATTATAAGTAGAATTATTAGTAGTTACTTCAATTTTGTTATAACAATAAGTCCATACATTATTATCAAATGTATATATTCCAAATCTAACTAAGTATATTCCTGTAGAGGGAAAAGTAAAAACACCAGAACTTTCCGTCATACCACTACCTAAAGTTCCTTGACCTGAACCATCTACTCTTTCTAAATTACTTGTTATAACTTGGGTACTTCCAGTTGTTGCACTAAAACTTGTAGTCAATCTCCATTGGTCTGCCATTGTAATACCATTTGCAGTAATGTCAGCTAACTTAGAAGTAGCAATAGAACCAGCCAACATAGCATTAGTTACTGATCCTGTAGCTGGAGCAATAGTTTCTACTGCTCTACCTAAGAACACTGCATACATAGTATCTGAACCAGTAATTGCAGAGGATAGAGTTAGTGTTGTGCCTGATACAGTATAAGCATCATTAGGATTTTGCCTGACATTGTTAATGAACAAAGCTAAATCTTGTGGGTTCGTAACAGAATAACTTAGTGTATAGGTATCAGTAGCAGATGTAGTAAAACTCTGTTTTTGTAGAGTTTGATATTTATCTGCTGGTATATTTCCAATATAAGCCATTCTATCTCCTATGTGCTAATGCTATCTACATAACTAACAAGAACATCAACTGCACTAGCTGTATCTGCGTATGCTTTCACCACATCGCCTGTTTGAATAACAATCTTAGAACCTGAGTCGATTAACTCTAGTGAGCCACCGACAGGAACTGGTGCATCTTTAATTACATTGTATGTTGTTCCACCTGATGCAATTACAACTGATACACTTACTGATGCTGTGTGTTTGTTTACTAATCTAATCGAGATCAATGCGTCATCAGAGTTTGAAGTGACCAATGTTGTTGGCGATCCTGATGAGTTTGAAATCGAACTAGCGTATGATCTTTCAAAATCTTGAGCCATTGTTTCTCCTTATAAAGCTATTGCCATCGCTACTGCGAAACCAGCACCAGCTTTGTTGTTAATTTGTGTTTGTATTGATGAGGTTACTCCATCGAGAAACCCATATTCTGTATCAGAAACATTTGAGTTGCCACCAATCTTCGTAGCACTAATTCTGTTTACATCTAGTGTGATATTACCAGCAGATGTTACTGGTGATCCTGATATAGAAAATTCTGAGCCTGACTGTGTTAAGCCAATGCTTGTAACTGTACCTGTATTAGATGGGGTGACTTGGGTATAGGTAATGTTTGTAGAACCTAGTGAGCCATCACTATCTGTAGTACAGAGGAATATTTTATTATCGTTAGTTGATCCTTGATTGACAACAACCATACCACCACTTAACTCTGCGATTGTATCGTGTTCAGGATCTCTAGAAGCAGAACCACTTGATACTGCTATATATAAACCATTCTCAGTAGCTGTAGATTGATCTTTAACTAAGACTCGATCACCAGCAACAAGAGTAACACCATCGATTGTGTCACCAGCTTCTAATCCATTAGATAGATTAACATTGGCTGTTGTTGCACACTCAGCTATTGTTCTTGTTCTTAGACCAGCAACTGCATCATCAACATAAGACTTAATCGCTACATCTGAGTTATTAGAAGGTGTCGATAATCCTGTAATGCTACCACCACTAATACTTACAGTAGCAGAGTTTTGAACTGCCATTGTACCAAGACCTAAGTTTGATCTTGCTGTAGAGGCTGAAGCTAAGTCAGATAAGTTTGAAGCCTTTGCTACTTTAGCATCTAATTGTGTTTGAGCATTAGAAGATAGAGTATTGATAAATTGAAACTCTGCATTTGTAACAGATCCATCAGCAACCTTTGTTGCATCAATTCCTGTACCTAGTTGTGAGTTAGAGACAGTTCCTGTTAAGGCACTAGCTGGATAACTGGTTGCGTCTTGTAAGTCAAAAGCTGGAGTTGCGTCAGCACCACCAAGAGCTAGAGATACCCCACCATAACTTACTGTAGAGTTAGTGAGGCTAGAGTTTGCTATGTTTGATAAAGTGTTAGATGAACCACTAATAGTTTTGTTCGTTAGTGTTTCTGATCCAGCCTTAGTCGCTACAGTGGAGTCTATAGCAAAAGTTACATTATTACCTGACGCTGTAGATGTAATACCTGTACCACCTAGTAATCCTAAAGTTTCAGAGTCTAGGTCTATAGCTATCGTAGAAGAACCATCACTAATATCTAAGTCAGATAATCCTACTTGTTGATCTACATAAGCCTTAATTGATTGTTGAGAAGCAACAGCAGTCGCACTGTTAGATGCCATATCATCTTCATCTTTAAATGCAGTACCACTAATAGCTGTGTTAAGGACAGGGCTAGTTAGTGTTTTGTTTGTAAGTGTTTCAGATCCAGCTAATGTGGCAAAGTCATTATCAGATAATGCTGTATTAAATTGGGCAGTTGTTCCTGTAAGGGTGTTACTGCCTAGCGAGATAGACTTATTCGATAAGGTGACTGTGCCTGAAGTGACAAATGCTTTTGTGGATTGTTGTGAAGGAGGAAGTATAGCACTATCACTCGCCATGTTATCTTCATCGACAACAGGATTAGCTGGATTTGTAAAAACTGAACCGACATAAACAGAGACTGTGGTATCACCTGAATTGATAGATCCACTGTCAAAGGTAAAGGTTAGTGTCGTGTTCGGAGAGGAAAAAGAACTTGTTGCGATCTTACCAAAGATTGTACCTGTAGCACTGCCAATAACTTTAACTCTACGACCTACATGATGTGTCGATGTAATGTTAGACGCTACAGTAATGCTTGTAGCAGAGGCTCTAGTAAAGGTCGTTGTACCATCACCATCACCTAATAAGAACCATTCTTTGTCATTCCATACTGTTCTAACATCTTTAAGTTGTTCTCTAATAGCGTTATTAACGTCAGAAGGTGACATACCCTCAGAGATATTAACTCCATTAATAGCTGTGTTGCTACTAGCTGTTGTGCTGTAATTTGATACTGTCATTTTCTATCCTTATCTTGCTAATGCAAATCTTCTTTTTTTGTTTTGTTGGCTTGTTTCCTGTATCTCAGGTAAATTATTTGCTATGTACGACTTCATCTTTAATTGAAAAGGTTTGATTGTTTGACCATTTGCTCTTTTCAACATTTCTTTACCCAGTTCAGGATCAAGAAAGCTCATTACTAATAAATTTTCCATCGTAGCTTTTGGTTGAAAACCTAATGCTTTAGATACTAATTCTGATAATCTAAATATTGCTCCACCTTTAATAATACCATACATAGAAGCTAAAAATATTCTTGAGTTGTTTAAGGTTTGTGCTAATAAATTTGCAGTACCTGAATCTGTAACAGCTTTTATATTAAGATTATTAAATGTTTTTAAGGTGGTATGTACTTTTTTAATGGTATCTAAGCCATTTTTTCCTAAAATTTCTTCATATATTTTAGCTACATCGCCTCTAATAAAATTATCATATTTACTTACAGCATCAGTAATAATGTCTCCAGTCATTGTATTGCCACTGCCTTTTGTTACAGCATCGTAAGCAAAATCTATAAAAGAATCTTTTAGACCTTTTTCTGCTAAACTATTTCCTTTTACTAATAGTTTTGCTTCATTAATTGCTTTTAAGGCTTTATCTAATGGTAATTTCAATATTGAAGAAACAAATTCTGATGGATTTTGTTCTATAAGATTGCTAAGAGTTTTATGTGCTATATCTTTTTCTCTTTGTGAAACTTGTTTTTGCAATTCTTTTAGCTTAGTATTATTGCTTAATATTTTATCACCTTGTACTTGTAATTCTCTTTTAGCTCCCTGTATAATTGAGTTTGCTTTTTCAAACTCAGGTGTCTTTAATATTTGTCGATGATTTTCAATAAACTTTTCTACAGAAGGTAAACTTGTTTTATAATTCTTACCAGTAACTTTTTGTGCAAATTGATATAATAAATAATCATTAACATCATCTTTTAACAATGCTTGTGCATCTTCAGTCTTTGAAGCTCGTCTAATAATATTATTTATTTGTGCTATTGTTTCTTTAGATCCACCTGTAGGCTTTCCTATAATAAACTTACCAGCTACCTCACTAGAAAAAAAAGGATTTCCTGTTGCATTTCTTGTTTTAAATATTTGTCCAACACCTTGTTTCCATGCTGGAGTAAAAGTTTTTTTATAATAATTCATCGCATCTTTTGCTCTTTGTGCAACACTTGGATCAGCATTGTTAATTAAATCATCAGTATAGCTATTTATTACTTGCTTTAATTTTGCTAATCTTTGTACAACATCACCGTTATAGTTTGGATCTTTAATATATGAATTAATTTTTGCTGTTAAGATTGGTCTAATTTTAGCTAATTGTATATATCTTAACTGTGTTTTACTTTTAGGATCAGATAGTTTTTTTAAATCATTTAAAATTGATCCTGTGTCTTTATTGTTTAAAACTTTTTTAGTTATTTTATTAACTGTTGTTTTTGTAAATGGTATTCTTTTACCTTTTAAATCTAAAACAGGTTTTCCTAATATAGCTTCTTTGACACCCTCTCTTAATTTTGTTTTATCTACAATTACAGTTCCTCTTGGATCAATATTATCAAAAAGCGTATTTTTGTTTGCAACAAGATTTTTAAGGTCTGTTTTTAATGCCTCATCAATATTACTTGATAATATACTAGGATCTTTTTTACCATGATTTTTAAATGTTGATATTAAGTTCTCTGTTTCTTCCATAGCTTCTTGCACTTTATTATCTAAAACTTTTTTATAATTTTGTTCAAATTTTAATGCTGAAGATGCTTCCTCTGTAAATTCAGAAATAGCTTTTGTATCTTTAATTTTCATAGCTTTATCAAGAGCATTTAACATATTAGTCATGTTCTCTTGTTTTCTAAAAGTCATCGCAGAACTTGTATTTTTAGCTGTGCTTAAACCTCGTTCCATCGCTATAATACCAACATTTTTTGATGCAGTTCCTGTCGTAGCTTTTGCTCCAACACTTTTTGCAGACTCTACTGCTTCATCAATATTTTTTATTAGTTGTTCTGTTACATCATCAGGTAATTTAGTGTTTTTATCAAAAATATTTGAGGGAAATTTTTCAGGGTCTGCTTTATAAATACTTTCAGCAATATTTTTAGACAACAAGTCTTTTTGTGCTTCAGAACTAAAAGGTGCAGATACACTTTCTTTAACTGATTTAGGTATAATTGCTTTTACACCAGCACCTAAAGTATCAACAGCACCTATAATTCCAAAACTTTCAGCACCAACTTTTACTCTTTTTTCTAAATTAGTATCATCTTCTTGTATTTTTGTAGGTAATTTATTAGCACCAAACAAGTCAGCGACTGTGACAGCTTTATCAGGATTAGTTACAGCAATATCACTAGCAACAACACCAGCAACATTTGTTGGATATTTAAATACTTTTGGTAGTTTTGTAAGATTAGTTAATTTAGTAACACCTACTGCTGGAGCAATATATTGACCTCCAGTTGATATAACATCTTCTACATTTTGTTGTATTGGTCTAGCTTGACCTATAGTCATATCACTTTTTTGACCTCCTGTATAAAAAGGTAGGTCTTTAACATCAGGTGCAAAGTCTCTTATTTTTTGTGATGTATCTTGCAATTCTTTTTTCTTTTCATCATCATCTGTAAAGAAAGATGCTATATCAAAACCAAATGAAGCAATATTAGAAATAATATCTTTAGCTCCTTGATATGCTATTCTAGCACCAGTTGTAGTAGGAAAAGAAAATACCATGCCTAGTTGATTATCTACTGCACTGCCAAAACCAGACACAGGTTGTTCTACATCTTGTAATACATCTTGTTTTAATATTTTTAACTTTTCTATTTCTTGATTATTAGGTGTATTACCTTTTATTTTAATTTTAATAGGTAAACCTGATTCAAAATCTAAAACTTGTTTTCCTTTAATAGTTAAATTTGCTTCAGCCATTATAATGTATCTAAATCTATAACTATAGATCCTCCAACTGTTGAATTATCTTGATTTGTATTATCAAAACTACCACTAAGAGCATTTTCATAGTTACCCATAACATTATCAACTAGTGATTGATATTTATTGCCTTTTTCTAATCCTTCTGAAATTGAAAATCCTGAATATGATGTTTCTAATCTTTTAATGGCATCACCCATTAATCTATCTGCATTTCGTATAATTGCTTCTTTACTTTTAACTCCACCAGCTAATAATATTTCAACACCTTTTTTGAAATCTTGTTCTGAGATTCTACCATCTTTGTTATTTAATTTTGCATAATCATAAGCAATTTGTATGACCATTGATTTTAGTATTCCAGTATCTATTGCTGATTCTTCCAAGTTGCCAAATGTTTCATCGATGTAACCTTCAGCATTATCAATAATATCAGATGCTTCTGACACTTCTGAATTATTATCTTTAACAAAAGTAAGTCTTAAATCATTTAGTTCTGTTTTAATATTTGATACAGTTCTATTGATACCACCAGCAAAAGATCCTGTTGTTACAGTGTCTAACTTAACTTGATCTTTAAATTCTCCTAAACTTCTAACAATGTTATTTGTAGCTTCATATGTTTCTAAAAATTTTCTTTCCTTTGTTTGATCAATATCTTTTAAATCAGATGTTGTAGATTCTACTGTAGCTTTTACAAATCCGTCACTATCACTACTGTTTAAAAATGCAATATCATCAGGATTGTTTAAATTTATTGTTTTTTTTTCCTTTGTATTAGGATTGACCATATTAAAAAAATCTGATGATTTATATTCAGGAGGTGGTGCTTTTACATTAGGTAAAACTCTTTCCATTGTATCAGCATAATATTGAAAACCATCTGCTCCTTGAATAATTTTTCTTTCAGGATCTTGTAATGCACCTCTAAGATTTACCAATGTACCTAGTTCAGCAATATCATTAGCTCGTCTTTGGCTTCTTAATTGATTAGCTTGATTCATCGCTACACCTAAAGATTGACCTAAAGAAGTTGGCATTGTTGAATAACCTGATTGTGCAAGTAATCCCATACCAATATCACTAGCATAAGGACTTTTAACAAAGTTTAACAAACCACCTTGATTTTGCTGTGGTGCTAAAAATTTATTTAATTTTGTTCCTATTACTTGGTCTAATATTGAGCCATAGGTATTTATTTTGTTACCCATTAAAAGAACCCTCCTAGAAGTCCTCCTCCAATTGCACCAAAGAGAGGATTCCCAAACATAGAGTTACCACCTATTTGACTTGCAATATTAGCACCTGTTAATGCACCACCTAGTAATCCAGCACCTGTATTTCTAAAGACAGGTTGTGTTGATACTGTTTGTGTTGGTACTGGTGAACCTAATGCACCTAAGTATTGATTTAATTTAATAAATGGTTTTTGTTGTTCGTAATCAAAACGAGCAATAGCATCTTGTAATTTTGTTTGTTCAATGCTTTCTCTATCTGCACCTACTTGTGCTAGTCTTGATACATCATTGTAATCCATTTCACCTAGCTGTGGTGCTGTCATCATGGTTTGAGCTTGTAAGCCTCTTTCACGATTGTATTGATCTCCGTAAACTTGATTAGCTAATCTTCCAAGTGAGTCTGATAATATCTCTTGGTTTGCACCTGATCCTAGACGACCAGCTTTACTAAACTGTGACTGTACCTTTGATGTTACATCGTCAGCCATTTGGTTAAATAAACCTTGTGTGTAAGGATTAGATGTAGGGGATAAGAAATCTCCAGCTAGTGTTTGTTGAGCAAGGTTTTGTGATTGGTTCAGTAAAGGATTACCAGCGACAGCTCTTGCACTTGCTAAATCTAATGCTGTTTGTGTTTCAGCAGACGGATCTATGTAAGTGTTATTAGGGAAAAAGTTTGGTGTATCAGCTTCAAATAAATCTTGTCCATAATTAATTGCTTGGTCTAAGTATGGTCTAATGAACTCTGATGGTTCAGCAGATGATGTAGTTGTTACGTTTTGTGGTGATGATCCTTTTGACATTTTATATTTCCTTATTTAGTAAGTATGCTTTGACACTAAATCCTTTCAATTTTCTAACCCAACCTTTACGCCCAGCGACTTCAAGTTGAGTACAGTTTTCTTGCTTTGCAAATTTTTCTATTACTGTTTGTATTCTTTCTAACCAGTTTTCCAGATTTGTACCTCCAGCGAGAAAGTATCGTAATACTTTTGACTGAGGGTATTGTGCTATTTCGGTTACAACAGCACTCTCGACTCTGTTATTGTTCCAACTAATAAATAGTTGCATACGATCATTAGCTATTCCGTACAGTATGTCTTGAATACTATAAGTTTTATCTAATGCTTTTTCTAATAATGGAGCTACTTGACTCCATATAAATTCAACATCTTCACTAGGTACTCTAGTGACGACATTATCCAATGACACAGTATGATAAGTTTTGGTCTGTGTTTCCTGAACTTGCATGAGTTAGTGTTGCACTACCATTCGATCTTGCAGAAACATGAAGTGTATTTAATGCTGTTCTACCATTTGTAGTTGTTGGCATAAACAGTATCACAGAATTACCACCAATACGAGCATCTGTTAAGGTAGTCGATGTAGCACTAGCAGTTAATGTTATTGTTCCTGTACTATTAAGTTTACCATTGATCGTATTGTTTAATGATGTTGAAACTAATCGTAAATGTTGTCCTGTATCAGGTATTGATAACGGAACTTGAGGAAACTGATTATCTGCCACCTTCAGGTCTCGCTTCTATATCTACACCTGACATGGTGTTAAAGTTACCTGTCACACTTACCCTAATGCGATGATATCGAGATGTACTCCGTAGAGGACAAGTGCCAGTATCATTAGTGCTAACAGCACTGCCAGTTGTTGTGGTGTCAAGTTGTGATTGCCTCGTAATAGGTGTGATAGTTACAGATGTGTTTGTTGTGCCATCAACAATAGGTCTGCAATTAATTAATGTTGCTCTTTTACCTTTAGCACCCTCAAACTCTGTCGTATCAACTGTAGCTGATAGACTGTTTGCAATAAACTTTCCAAACTTATTATCAGAGTTAAAACCAGCTAGACCAACAATACCTTCTCTATAGAAGTAAGAGTCTAATGATCTAGGTAAGTTATCTAAGTCACCTAATACATCTAAACTTTCTAATGTTGTAAATGCTTCTTGTGATGCACTAGCAATAAACTCTAAGTCTTGATCGCTACCTGTACTCCATTTATCAACAGCATAGTTGTAAATTAATAATTTGTTATTTGTAGTTCCTGTAGCTCCTGATCCACGATACGACCATACGACAATACTATTGTTGGGATCGACAGCAGATGTAATACCATCAAGGTTAGAAGATAGATCGTCAAAGAAGAAGTTATCGACTTTACCATTACCTATTGGTGCTAATTGTTGTCCACCTGTTAGTTTGTAAAAACCATCTTGTGCTAAAAAGAAAACCATGTTTCCGTAAGAAGCAACAGACTTGGGTGCAAATGCTCCAATGTTATCTGCTATTTTGTTAAACTGAAAGATTAATGGAGTACCTACATATTCCATTCTGTAGATAGCTTTCTCCATAAAGATCACACCAGCACTCTCACCACCTACAATGGCTTGAATATTACCATGCGATCCTACAATATCTTGGAAACCTGATTGTGTTGCTTGGCTAGGTGTCCATGTAGAACTATCATTAATACCTGACCATTTAACTCGTTGGTTATAGGTTGTAGAACTTTCTGTTGTGTAACCAGACACTACAAAGTCTCTAATCACTGCGATGTATTTAGCTTTTAATGATACTAAATCACTAAAGGCACTATCTACACCTTCTTCAAACTTTTGTATGTTGTCTGCAAAGTTAGTAGCAATAATATTTGAGCCAAATTGTGTAAATGCCCAAAAGTCTCTAGCGTTCTCTGTAGTAGAGTTATTGTACCCACCAGCTTTGCTTTTATCTTGAAAGACTAGAGAGGAGTCCATCTGATATAATTTTGTAGCATCACCAGCATAATTCGTAGAACCACTAGCACTAAAACTTGTAAATAAACCTAATGCACTTCCTGTTAATCCAGTACCACTTAGTGCCTGAAAACCAGCTAGGCTTTTATAACCTTTTGCTAAAGGTAAAACATTATCAACTACTAAAGCACCTGAGTTCTCATAAGTAGGTAAGTCAGCTTGTAAATCGCCAAACTCAATCATCTACACCACCTGTGGTGTGGACATCTGTAAAGGAGAAGATGTAGTTGATCCTCTTGAAGAAGTTTCATTAGCATTTTTTAATGCTTCTTTATACAGAGATGCCCAAGTATTTATCCTTTCGTCTTGCATAATAAATGGTGCAGACTCTGCTAGTGAACCATATAAATATAATTCAGGATAATTTGTTAATATTGTATTTGTTGTATTACTGTCTGATAATGCAGATAAACTTTTATAATAATTTATTTGTAAGGTTGTTGCTGAGTCAGGTGCTACACCTAAAAGAATATTTGTACCGAGAATAGTAAAATATGTAGGTTTGCCTCGAGACTGACTGATATTATATTTGTTGTAAAAATCACTGTTGTTTATAAATCTTAATGTGCAATAGGGATCACTTTGATAAATAACTGTTGTCGCTTCTACATAACCTGTCGGTAGTGCATAACTTTGTGTACCAGCAACTGTCGTAATTGATGTATCAGTGTTTACCATTTCTCTTACTCGTAACTCTCTATTGAGTCTAGCCTCAGTTAAAGTAATGAAGTCACCTAAGTATGCAGTGAGATCACTTCTATTAAGGTAGTTTGCAATAGTAGTTTTGAGATTGGAGTATGTGTCTAATGCCATTATAAGTTACCTGTATATATTCTAAAATGTTTGTTATCAGAGTCATTTAACCAACGAAAAAATCTAGTTTTATCTAAAACTTTTCCATTATAATTTAAGATGCCTTGTTTCGCTAATTGATGAACTACAATGTTAGGTAGTCTAGCTACACGATAACCTTTTTCATTCTCAAATGCTTTTGCTTTATATGCACCTTCGTTTTGTGCTACTTTATTAGCATCTAATATTTCTTTTATCGTTGCTGGATCTTGATAGTTTTCAATATGTATTTTATTCTCAGCTTCATCAACAATAAGATTAGTTTTTACTGATGACTGATCGTTAGAATCGTTTAGTGAGAATATTTTTGCCATTACTTTATTGCTTTAGCTATCATCGCATCTACAGTATCTTTCATGGATAAACCTTGATTACCTGAAATGCTTAACATTGGATCGTATTTACGATCACCCATTGATGTTTGTTTAGATTGTTTCTTACCATCACCCTTAGAAATCATTTGGTCTGATTTCTTTGCGTTTTCTACAATCTTAAACAACTTTGATGTATGTTTTTTGTTTGTGAATATTGCCATTTGTTCCTCTCTATAAGTAAAGGGGGTGCATGAAACACCCCCCAAGATAAATAATTATGCAGTTAGGTTAAAGATACCATAGTTTGCATTTGGTGCTTTTGCACATAAAGCATACTCAGCTAAGAGTAACTTCTTGTCAGAGTCACCAGTCTTTGCAAGATCAGTAGTTTGGAATGGTCTTAGGAAATCCACTGACCACATATCCATTTGTAGGATATCTACTCTGTTTGCATTTTGATGTCTGTTTGGTACGAAAGCTACCTCACCGAAATCAGATACATAAATGTCAGTAGTACCGATTGATACTCTGTCACTCGCATCTTTGTATTTCGTTGCCACACCAGTAAAAGCTGAAGCTAGTTGTTTGTGTGATGGTGACATCATTACTGTCTCAGGCTCTCCACCTAATTCAAAGGCTTTTAAAAGACCAGCTTTTAATAGTGCCTCTGTGTAAGTTCTGTTTGTGCCACCAGCGATTGCTGTTGCACCTGTACCAGCTGGAGTTGCTGAAGGTGAACCATTAGTTGAGAAGTTACCAGCAGAAGATGACGTACCTGGTTTGTTACCACCATACCATGTTCCAACAGAAGCAGTTTCTCTTGCAGTTGTTGCGTTACCAGCGACTTTTGCATTTTCGATTCCTACTAATGCTCTTTCCATGTCTCGCTTGATTTCTTTACCCATCTTTGCAAGTTGATAAGCCATCTGTGTAGACATACCAGCGTTATCGACTGCATCGTCTGTACCTGAAATCGTTACTGATTTTGCAGAGATTTGTGTTTGGTTGTTAAGTCTTACAGTTGCTGTTCTTGCATCGCCTGTGTAGTCGTCACCTTCGATTTGTGCATTTGCACCAGCGTCAGCTAGTGAGTCTGTCTGCCATTCGTAAAGTGTGTTTGTTGCTGTACCTTTTGATGCGTTACTCATAAAGGGAGTTTCAGTCGGTGAAATATTATAAATTACATCAGCTAAATCTTCTCTTATAGAGTTTGCACCATCATAGGTATCAAAAGTATTGGTTGGTTGTGCCATTACTTATTCCTTTCTATGTTGTTGTTATTGAGAATACAATTCTTGTAAAACAGAAACAGCATCATTTACTTTTCCTGTCTTTCTAAGATTTGCTTTTTTAGATTTCAATCGTTTTGCAACTTCATTATCGTCTTGAATTTTACCACTAGATGAACTGACGACCTTAGATACCTTTGTTACTTTTTTATTTTTCAGGTTAGCTTTCTTTAACTTATCGTAACGATAAGCATTGGCTAACATAATAACGGATCTATGATCTACTAACATATTTATTTCTTGGTCTGTGTAACCAATGTCTTTGGCATAGTTTATTAAGTTCTTTGTAAACTCTGCACCCTTTTCTTTGTCAGCATAAATAGGTAGTTTTTGTGCAAGAAGATTTTTTTGCTGTTCAAGATAAGCATTGTATTGTTTGCCTTGCTCCTCTTGTTTTTCAGCTTGTATTCTTTCTTGCTCTTGACTAGCTTTTTCCAATAATTCTTTTCTGCGATCTTGTTCAGCTTTTACACGAACATACTCGGCTGGATCATCTTCATAAAGCCTATCTAAATCTACTCTACTAGGTTCACTTTGTTTTAATTGTTCAGACAATACTTGTATTTGCTTTTCGTATTGATCTCTTTTGATTTTAGCCTCCTCGTTTTGCCTAGTGTATTCATTTTTCAATTCTTCTACACTCTTTCTATCTTGCGATAGTTTTTCGGTTTTACGAGTATAATCACTTTGTCGAGAATAACCTTTCGTGAGTTCATCAAGGGTGACTTCTTGTTCTTGTCCATCGACAACAACTCTATAAAGTTCCTGATTACTTTCAGATGGTTGTTCATCTTCAATTTGATCGATTAGTTCATCATCGTCAAAAGCATCTTCGATATTCGTTTCCGAGTCGCTTACCTCTTTTGTTGATTCTTCACTTGCTGTTTCCTGAGTCTTAGAGGCTTCTGTATTAAGTAAGTTCTTCAGGGCGTCAGCTACCTCTCCTTGTGAATTAAGAGGTTTGGGCGTTGGTGCAACAGATTCACTGGGAGTGTCTGTTACAGAATCCATTACTGGTTGTTCTGCCATTTATATTTCTCCTGTTATTTTTTTACAATCTTGCCTGTTTCCATAACTGATTGTATTTGCATCAAGACAACTTCCAACATTCTTCTCATGACAAAGATGTTCTCTCGTTGTTCTGAATCTTTTGTGTCAGAGTTTAACCACTCAGTGTGTAACTCTGTTCTAACTTTTTGTACTGCTTCTACAAAGATAGGGTTTTCTAATATGTCTTTCGCTTGTTGGCTTCTTTTAATTTCACTATCTGCCACCTGTAAAGCCAAACCCTTCTTTAAACTTACTGTTTCCAAAGTTTCGTTTGTTACGTTCTATGTTCTTAGCAACATTGGATCTGTAAACAGCATCATTTCTTTTTCTATTACCTTGTGAATCTACAGTTGTTAAAGGTGAAGTACCTAATAAACCTCCAGTCAAATCTTCAGCTATTGGTGAACCACCACTACTTGAAGTTGTGCTTCTCATTGAGCCAGTAAGAGGATCATAAACTTGAGGAGTTGGATTCATTACACTATCAACTGCTTGACCTACAGTAATATTTGGTTGTTTTTGACCATTAATATAACTTTGTAAAGGGTTGCTTTGTACTGTGTTGTAATATTGTTGAGGATTATAAACTTGAAATGTTCCATTATTTAGTTGTTGTCCATACCCAGCGTCTGTGTATGTTTGCATAGCTTGATTAAATTTATTTTCTCGTCTTTTATTTCCACCAAAAAAAGAATCTAATAAACCCACACCAGCATTTGCAAGTGGCATAAAAGGTATGTTTGGTTTACCAATATTAGGATCAAATCTTAATAATATATCTCCACCACCTTTAGTGTCTATGAGGTAATCATCTAAAGTATTAGAAGCACCAAAAATGGTACTATTATCTCTTTTCATTTGATCGTACATCATCTTATCACGATCTATTTCTTCAGGTCTGTCGCTTGATTCTTCTTGAATGGGAACACAACTTTTAATTACTGGATCATAAATATAACCTTCAGGACAGGGATCAGTAGGTGATTTACTATCTTCTCCATCACTATCTACAGGATCTGGTAACTTGAAAGGATCGACATCTACTCTGTAGGGGTTAGCTTGTGCTTCACTTGCATATCCACCTGATAAAAAGTTATTAATAATATCTTGTGCCGAAGAAGGCATATTAGGGGTTGCCATTATCTTTTAATTC